AGGTTCAAAGAGTGTGTGCTGAAAGGAAGGTTAGTAAAGTTACCAGCAGGTGTCGTACCAAACGTAGATTCTACGATGTATGACAGGCTGGAGCGTGAGCCTTGTGCGAAAGCCATTGTGTGTTTCTCCTAAGGGAAGTTATTTGTAAATATACCAGCCGATGTCTACTCTGACATAATACCAAGGGCTATCTAAGAGACCTTGCTGTCGTTCTGCGTAATCAACCGATACGTTAATAGTTTCGAGGTCAGAGTTGGTAAAGGAGATGTCCGTAGCTGCATCAAATGCTTCAATCAGCAAGTTAGCGTAGTCATCAGCTTCCTTTGGACCCTTACCCTCTGGTGTGTGTGCCAAGATGGAGAATACACCTTGATACCGTTGTTGTGGATTTAAGCCCCGTACAGCGGACCTACGCTCTACTGGTAGGAACATGACCTGAAGGAAGCTATTACCTGTTGTAGGCTCAAAGGAGACGTTCTCATAGGCTATGTCAGGGATGCCCGACACAGAAGAAAGGTGGCTCTCAAGTGCAGCCCGAATATCGTTATATATACTAGCCACCGAACTTATTCCTCACCTTTGTAAATACAGAGTGTTTCTTTTCTACCTCCACAGCGTGAGGGGAACCATTCCGAAGAGTTACTTTATCAGATTTTGTCAAGTCCATCTTATCAATGTCTGAATAAAGATTGGTTCTAGCATCCTGCATGGCCGCTTCACGATTAGCGATTGGCCTATTCGCAGAAGACTTACCTCTTGGCCGACCTGCACCGACTGCAAAAGAGAAACTCTCTACATACGCACCTGTCTTGACTGGCGATACTACAACGGCATAGTTGGCAATATACTCAAGTCGGTCTTTGACTTCTTCTTCCGCCATATTCTGTAAAAGTTTGATTTTATCATCTAAACTCTTGTTGATCCGAAGGGTAGTCTTCATAATCTACTCCCTTACATCACAGAGATAGCAGATACGGTTACCATTACTAAATATTGTAACAACAGAGATAATCTTTACGTTGTCACCACTACCAACGATAAGGTCATCAAAGTCAGGTTCTACGGCAAGGCCTAGTGCAGGGATGACACACTTACGTGCGCCTCTAACGACAGTATCCATGTTACCAGAGATGCCAGTGTCGTAGTTGTACATATAACCCAAGAACGTATAGTCTGTAGTAGCTGAACCATCTACCTGACCCGTTGCAGGATTGTAAGAGCCACCTGTAGTAACCTTACGAAGTGTCAAGCCTTCCCCGAAGTCTCTTACGAGATTGAGGAGGTCAAAGGAGCGAAAAGACATATCTTACTCCTTATTCATACTCAGGGGTTTGGTAGCTTGGAGGGTTCTTAAAGCGGTCACGACGGAATGAGCCTTCAATACGGTCAGTATTAGCTCTTGCAGCCTCAATGCTAGTCTTAGTGATACCACCAGCAAGGACACCGATGCCGACAGAAGAGCCTGAGCCTGAAGTCTTACCTTGATACTCTAGGTTATCTGCTAACAATAGATACTGTTTAGCAAGGTCACTGTAGTCTGCCTTCAAAGCACCATCAAGGCTTGTGTTAACCTTACGGGAATACTTAGATGCGATAGTACGAGCAATCCAAGCAGCAGAGTAGTAAGTGTTGTTACCATTTTCAGACAGGGAGAACACAATCTCTTCGTTCTGAGTTTGTTGGTCTAGTGTTTCAGTGTCACCAACAAGAAGGCGGACTGTGTTGAGACGGCCAGAGGCCGTAGTTGTATCCAAGTCTGTAGGATCGTAGGACCAAGCCATCTAGTCGTCTCCAGTTATTAGTCTGTTAGGATTTTATCTCGAATGGTGTAGAAGTCTTCTGTCACCCAACTGTTACTGTTGAGGAAACGACGAATAAGACCACGTTGCTTGTCGTCTAACTTAGACTTCTTACACTTCTTAGTCTCAAACTCTGAGGTACTTGATGTACGCTTCTTAACTTCTGCGTTAAGGAGGTTAACAAGGGTCTCTAACTGCTTTCCAGCTAGTTCTGACAACCTGTCACCGACCTTAGTTTGGACTTCTAAATCTTTATTGTGGTGGATATAACCAGAAGCGTAAAGTGTTGCTACCTTATCGGCATCAATACCTCGCTCTAACCAGTTAAAGTGATCCCCTTGGCTCCAAGTTTTACTGTCTGCCATGAGAGGACGTTTGATAAAGACAGGCCAATCAACCTGCCAACCCAAGTATGTGGGATGCATAGGACTACTCCATTATATGTAGGATACTGTTATGTTCTTTTATTAGTTGGGTTGAACCCCAAGCCTAAGCTCAGGGTCCACCGTTATCTTAGTCGTGGGATAGCTTAAGCTACAACATCTTCGAAGAAGTAACCAAGGTCAGCACCAACAACTTTCATGTCGTATGCCATCTTAACTTGGATATGCTCTGCAACCTGCTGACGCTTCAGTGCATCGTCCGAGAAGGATTCAACAGTGATACCGAGGTTGTTTACGCTTGGAATGTTGTTCCATGCGAAGGTCAGACCAGCAGCAGGTGTCATCAGACCAGATGTACGTGGTGTGTGAACCAAGAGTGCGTTCTTACCACCGATGAAAGCGTTAGCTTCTGCAAGACCTTCAGCAGCACCGTTCTTCACAGCTTCCATGACGTAGAAGTTCTCTACCTCAAAGATTTCAGCCAGCTTGGCATCTGTGATGAGTGCTGTGTTGGAAACAGTAGCACCACCGTTCAAACGTGCAAGCACATCTGGGTGGTTGATGAGGATGTCACGAACTTCCTTACCGATAACCATTGTGTTTGGCTTGAAGCCACCAGACTTAAGCTGCATGGTACGACGAGCAGTAGTCACATCAGTGATTGGTGTGGAGTTTGTGTAGTCAGACCACAAGTTAGATGGAGTAGCGTCTGTACCCCAGATACCAGCAGCGAAGAAGGAAGAAGCAAACTGCTCTTCACGCTCAATCAGAACACGGTTGACAAGTGTCTGTGCGCCAGCAGCACGGATTTCCAACATTGCATCTTCGTTAGCAAGTGTCTGCTCATCGAAGTCCATGCCGAGGCCATATACGTCAGCATAGTAGCTGTCGTTGGACAACTGCAAACCAATACGGTTTACTTCTGTGCGTGGAGCAAGTTTCTTAACGTCACCAGAGCGGTTCATGTTCGCACGGTCATAGATGTAGTACTTGTCAGACTGACGCTGAACGCCTACAACTGGGAAAACCTTGTCAGCAACAAAGTTAGTTTGTTCTTGTACATACGCAAGTGTCAAGTTCGACAGTGGTGCGTCGATATGTACGTTAGATGGTGTCAAAAGAGGCATTATAATATTCCTTTAAATGCTTTGTTATTAGGGTTAGGCTACGATGTTACCGCCTTGGATAAGCTCAATAGCGATGATTTGACCATCGACACCAGCTTCCTTGGCATAACCCATAACAACATCACCAGCAGCGGCTGTGAGTGCATCACCAGCAGCGTCTGTTTGAACAGCGTCACCAGCAGCAATAGTGCCACCAGCAGTTACCATAACTTTGCCCGATACGCAGATAGTAGTTGCGTTACCAGCAGCAGCGCCAGCCAAGCATACACCATAAGCCTGTTCACCAGCAGCGCCAGCAACAGTAACAGCGCCACCAGCGTCGAGAGTTACGAATTTAAATTGAGTAGTACCACCAGCACCAGCGATTTCGGTGCGGTTATCACGAGATTGCATAACAGCCATTGTTATTCCCCTTTGTAGGATTTATTGATGAGTGCTTTACCAGCATCGGTCTTTGCTACAGCAGCATAAGCCTTGGCAAATTCACTCTTTTTCAGTTGGTTTTCGTCCATGTAGGACTTCACGAGAGCATCTAGCTTGTCGGCAGAGGTAGCGAACTCGCCGTCTACGTCAGACTTACCAAATTCTTGCATGGCTGCTTCAAAAGCTGCATCAGCGGCCTTGAGAGCTTCCATAATTGCTTCATCTTCGTAGAATTTAGCTACGAGAGACTTGGCTACATCGGTTGCAAAGTGTGGGAGTGTTTCACCAGCACGTTTGGTCAACTCAATGTCAGCCTTTTCAATTTCATGTTCACGCTTGGCTACATCAGCAGCTTCAAGTGCTTTAAGAACTGGGGCGGGGATGTCAGACTTAACGACCATCTCACCTTCGACTTCCATCATCTCGACTTCAGCTTTCTTTTCGATTGCTTCAGCAGTGATAACGAAACCTGCGTCGATAAGACCCTTACGGAGCTTCTCATTCTCAGCAGTGAAACGAGCGATGTCAGCTTTAAGAGCTTCAATGTCGATAAGTTCAGCTTCTGGTGCTTCAACAGCAACTTCAGCTTCTTCTGCAACAGCTTCTTCAGCCTTTTCCATGTCGTAACCAAGAGCCTTCATAGCTTCTTCTTTACCACATGCTTTATCTTCCATGTACGCCTTTACTTTGGCTTCCATTTCTTCATTCATTTTAGTAATTTCCTCATCGGAATTGTCACGCTTAAAGAGACTAACCATTGCCTGAGCATTGGCTGGACGATCCACGAGGGAAAGTTCTTCAAGGTGCAAGTTTTTCAGGAGATTGGGCAAGTTAGATTTCCTCCTTGATAGCACGTCCACCTATAGAGAACGCAGCGAGTTCACCAGATTTGACCATATCCCAGACGGTATCATCGAATACTTTGTAAGCGACAACCCACCCTTCACGGTCAGACTGGATACCAAGAGCATCACCAATTTCTTTAGTGATAGGAAGAGAGTGGACAACTACGCCAACCTGATCTCCAACGTGCATGGCCTTGCCGACCCGCACATGCTCCATAAATTCATTAACGGCTTTTACCAGTGTACCAGCTTCGATAACGTCACCCTGACGATCAATAACTGCCTCACCTTTTTCTGTAACTACTGAAGCCCAGCCGTAGACCATACGTTGTTCGTCGTCGGTCTTAAGGATTTTACCTTCTATGTTCTTTGTCATTTCACCTACCGATGTGTTAGCTTCCCACATACGACACGACCAATAACCAGCCGTTGTCTTATCTTTCTTTGTGTCGCATGAATGGCGGGAGCGGAAATTGGCACGGGCTTTGGGGTCGTCCCTACGGATTTCCATATTAGGATCACCGAAAGTAACTCGTTTGACCTTACCCCCGTCTTGAACGAATACCTCAAACTTCTTGTTACCGCCTTGGATACGTCTTGGCTTATTTAAGGTAACTTTCTCACCTTGGTATTCAGCCTTGGCTATGGCAAGAGGGTCATGCTCATATAAGTGTCTAGTCCAAGTTGTCATTATGACAATTCCGGTTTTATGTTAACTTGCATGTAACCAACATTAGGGAATGATTCAACTTTCCCGTCAGCGTAAGTTACCTCAAATTCTGCTAGATAGACACCAGCTACAGAGGTATCTCCCGACTGCCATATGTATTGAACAGTACCTTCGGAGGGATCAAAAATCTCAGCCGCACCCTGAATAACATTCTCACCAGAAGACTTTTGCATACGGAAGTTTACAGTAGCCGCACTCAAATTAAGGGGGGCGTTTCCAGCACCCCTTAGCTTTGCCCGTATGGTTGGGCTGGAGTCATTTTGCTTGATATAGAAATCTAAAGACATTATTGCACCGTGTTTCTTCCATCAGTAGTTAGCGACAACAGATTTAAGCTGGGTTCGAGTATTACTGTATTTTCACTATTGCCCATCCCAGCATTTCGGCTGAAAATCATTTCAACTTCGTCAATATCTGGTTGCCCAGAGTAAACATCTGGTACAGAGAAGCTCTCTGCTTCAGACATTGTACAGTCACCAACGTCAGGTGCGCCAGTGTAGTTATCAGGAACACCAATCGCATAGAAGGCAACGACAGAAGCTGCATCTATTACCGGGACACCTGTAGTTATGTCAGTTACTGTAATCTCTAGGTTCTGGGAGAATACAGCGTCATCAACTTGTGGGGCTTCAGTGGAAACTGAAAGGGCCAAGATGTCATGGTTCTGCGTAATAAGAGCCGTGAATACTAATGGAGCGCCCGTATTGACATCATCACCATCAATAACGTGATCTTGGCTAATACCAGAGGTATCAACAGCAACAGACCCTGAGCTTATTGGAGAGGTTGTGAAGATGTGTTCTTCATCAATGTCAGTTGAATTGACCCTTGGGTTGCCCGTCAGGACATCATTACCGGCAATAAAGTGATGTTGCTCAAGAGCGCCTTGCTCAACTTCTACCGCGCTGGTGACAACATCTTCGACTGAGAAGGTTTCATCCTCAGCCATATTGGCTGTTTCAACGAATGAAGCACCAGTTGTAATCCCGTTTGCAAGAAGTATGTGGATTTCTTGATATACGGCTTGCTCAACACTTGGAGTGCCAGTTGCAAGATCGTCGCTGGTAAAGTCATAAACTACACTGGCCGATGTTTCATCGACAACAGG